ATGAGTAACTATACAAAAGCAACTAACTTTACAGCAAAGGATACTCTACCTACAGGTAACTCTGGAAAGATTGTTAAAGGCACAGAGATTGACACTGAGCTAACTGCTATAGCTTCTGCCATTTCTTCTAAGGCAGACTTAAATAGTCCTGCTTTGACAGGAACCCCTACAGCTCCTACTGCGTCTGCTGGAACAAGCACAACACAAATAGCAACTACTGCGTTTGTAATAGCTAATGCAGTTCCTAGTGGTCTTATATCAATGTGGTCTGGAACAATTGCTTCAATACCTAGTGGATGGGTATTATGTAACGGATCTAATAGTACTCCTGATTTGCGTAATAGATTTATTATTGGAGCTCATAGTGACACTGCTGGAGTAGCATATACAACAGTTACTGGAAGTAATACTCAAACTGGTGGTTCTAAGGATGCTATAAACGTAAGCCATACACATACTGCTACGTCTACCGTAACAGATCCGGGGCATAATCATACTTATTTTGGAGGTGTCTTAGAAGGCGCTCAGAACGATATCCCTGCAGATGACCGCATAGGTGAGAGCAGTAATACAGGAACAAGCACGACTGGTATCACTGTTGCAACCTCGATTAGCACAGAAGGTTCAAGCGGCACAAATGCTAACTTGGCGCCATACTACGCACTAGCGTACATCATGAAGACCTAACATGAAAGTACCTGTAGTCATTAGAGACGACTACACAATGTACTTAGAGTTCTTTGAAGGGATGTTGTGGTTTCATACAGATGTACATAAGTGGACAGCAGCAGTAAAAGTAAAGTATTTAGAAGACTTAAACATATTGCAATATTTAGTAAATTGTCCTTTAGTAGCAATGGTTAATCAACGAGATAAGAAACTAAGTAAATTTGGTAGTGTAATTGGTTTTAAATATGAACAACCCTTTTTAGGCAATGATAAACAAATGTATGACATCTACAGTAGGAGCAAATAATCATGGGTAGCAGCATTGCATCAATCGCAGGTCCGATTTTTAGTACTGTCGGCGGATTAATTTCTGGAGGCAAGGGAGCAGACGCTGCCAAAGGACAGGCGGAATCGCTTCGTGCTGCAGGAATTCGTTCTTCCGAAATGGCACAGTTTCGTCCTATTGGATTGAGAACTGGTTTTGGAACTTCTAACTTCCGAGTAAACGATCTTGGTCAAGTCGAAGAAGCTGGATATACATTAAATCCAGAGTTAGAAGCTCTTCGTAATCGCTTTACGACAGGAGCTACTGGGTATGATCCTACTCGTTTACAGCAACTAACAGAACCTATTTATGGTGGTGCAACATCGCTATTTAACTTAGGTGGTAGCTATTTAGGTGCAAATCCACAAGAGGTTGCAGCTAAATATATATCAGATAGACGAGGATTATTAGAACCTAGCCGTGCTGCTGAGTTCGGCAGAATCAATGCCCGTAACTTTGCTACTGGTCGTGGTGGTCTAGGTGTCCAGACAGGGACAGGCGGAGCGCCAGCAAATCCTGCATTACAAGCATACTACAATTCTATCTTCCAACAAGATAAACAATTAGCTGCAGAAGCAGATACAGAAGCCATGAATCGTATTCGGTTTGGTGGCGAACTATATGGTGCTGGCGGTAAACTGGCTTCTGGTATTCCGTCCTTGTTTAGTGGTTCATTCTTACCGATCAGTACTCAACTAGAGTTAGCAAAATCTGTTGAAGGGTTCGGGCAACAACCATATCAAATGAGTTTAGACTTAGCTAATGCACAAGCAGGTGCTGGTGCAAGAGCAGGTCAATTATATCTGTCTCCTCAACAAGCAGCCGCAGATGCTTATTCTAAATACCAAGGCTATAGCCCATTAGGTACAGCTTTTAGTGGCTTAGGTAGCTCAATGAGTGGTGGTAGTTTTGGTGGTTTTAGTAATTTATTTGGTGGAGGCGGTGGAGGTTATTCAGCGGCTCCTTATGCTCCGACAAATCCGGGATTTGGTAGTCAAGCAGGTGGTTATTACGGCTCTTCTGCATTTTAATTAATAGGACTGATTATGGCTGAAATAGTAAGTAATTTATTTGGTATAGACCCCGCAGCGTTGCAACAGCAACGAGCTGCTACTGATTTTGCTAACGCATTTAGATTTGCTCAGTTAGATCCGCTACAACGGGCTAATCTGTCAATCTATCAAGGTAGTGCTGGACTTGGTCGTGCAGCTACTCAGCTACTTGGCGGAGATGAGCAGCTTAATAAAGCTACAAAGGTTCGTGAACTGTCTTCACAGTTTGATATGACTAGCGCTGATGGATTGCGTCAGTTTGCTCAAGCAGTTGCTCCATTTGCTCCAGATGTTGCTCAACAGGCTGTTAAGCGTTCTGATGAGATGCGATTAACCGCTGCCAATATATTCCAAAAGTCAGGAGAGAACATTAATACGCTAATTTCTTCTGGTAAATTTACTCCAGAAAGTTTAGCGGCTTATAGACAAAGTCGTGATCCTGCTGATTTAGTATTGGTAGAAAAAGGTAAAACGATTGGATTGTCGGTAGACGGGCAGCAGGTATACCAATCAGGAGATTCTCAGTATATTCTAGGACCGGGTGGACAACGTGTGCCTTACTACGGAAGACTAGAAAGTAAAACACCAAAGACTGAAATTAAGCTACCTCCGGGACCAAAGAATGTTCTTGAAATAGATAAGAAAGATGCTGAAGATATACTTAAAAATAGAAACTCATTAGAAAAGTCTATTCCATTACTAGAGAATTCAGTTGCTCAGCTAGATCGAGGAATTATTGGCGGTACATTCTCCGATGCTCGAACAGCACTTGCAACAGGACTAACCAGTATCGGTATCAAAGATCCTAACATTACGAAATATTTAGCTAATACGAAAACTTTCAATGCTAATCGTATAGAACTGGCAACAGCAATTGCAAAACAGTTAGGTGTCAATCCTACCGATAGAGATTTCCAAGCATCTTTAGACAGGTTTGCATCGGCAAGCGAAAGTCCTGCATCATCAAAGATTTTCTTAACTGAAATGCTTGCTTTAAAACGCCAGCAATTGACTGATGCAAATAATGCTTTGAATTATTTCAGACAAAATGAAGGATCATTTGCAGGATATGATAGACCTCTGCCTAGAGCATTCTCTGGCACAGGGAGCGAGTTGTCCGGTATGTCTACAGATCAACTTCGTCAAGAAATAAATAAACGCAAAAACCCAACTCCAAAACAGTAAGGATTAACTAATGGCAACTTTGGAAGAATTAGAAGCCGAATTAGCTCGTCGTGAAAGAGATGAACGTTCTATCGCCGAACGAGTTGTTTCTGGCGGCAAGGCTTTAGTTGGAGGCGTTCAGTCAGGCGCTACTAATTTAATGGCATTTCCTGCTGAAGTAGCTACGATTCCTCGACAGGCAGCGGCTGCTGTAGGGATTCCTGTTGGTTTTTCAGAATCTCCAACAACGTTAGCACGGGAACAGTTTAGAATCCCGGCTGAACCTAAGTCAGGTGCGGAGCAGTTTTTGTATCGCTTTGGCGAAGGGGCTGCACCTGCAATGGCATTTGCGGCTCCGTCTTACTTAGCCGGTCCGCTTGTAGGAACAGTAGCTACCGGTACGGCTGGTCTTATTGGTGGATTCTCTAACGTTGCTGGTAAGTATTTGTTCCCAGAATCGCCTACAGGACAACTGGCTGTTGGATTGGTTCCCAGTCTTTTTTCAGGAGCAGCAACAAGAGTAAGACGAAATGTCCCAGAAACAGGGACTCCGTCGGTGTCTGCTGAAACAGGTATTCCTATGACATCTGGACAGCGTACAGGCTCTGAAGCTGCACTTCGTCAAGAAAAAGCTGTATCTGTTAGTGAGGGCGGTGCGCCAATATTCAAACAGTTTAATTTAAATCAGGCTAATACTGCTGAAGACTTTGCTAACAAAATACAACAGTTTGGTGCAAATCAAAACTTAACAGCAACTGATATTAACAAAGGCGTTATTGACGCTGTTAATTTCCAGAACAACAGACTTGTTAATAAATTTAGAGCGCAGAATCGTGTTAACTTTGGTGAAGCTAAGAAAGTAGCTGGTAATGATCCTATTTTCGGGACCGATAACTTAAACACGACATTAGACAATCAAATTGCATTATATTCCAGCGATAAAATGCCGGCAGAACTTCGTGCAATTGCAGATAAACTTCGTGATTTAAAAGGCTCGATGACAAAACAAGCTGAGCCGTCTTTAATTGTAGGCGCTGATGGGAAACCTGCTGTTGTTATTCCTGAACAAGCACAGAAATTAACTATTGATGAATTGCAGAAAAACCTAGAATCATGGGGAAAGGCTGCTAAAACAGGCGAGTACTCAATGCCGGGAGGTACAGATAACATATTTAAAGGAGTTGCTCCCGGAACTGTTAAGAATATTGCTCGTCAAGTACTCAATGGATTTAAAGACGATCTAGATGTTGCCGCTTCGTCGGGAACACGGGGAGCAGCGCAGTTACAAAAAGCTAGAGATCAGTTTAGAGACGGATTAAAAGAACTTGATGCGTATGCAGAAACACCGTTTGTTAAATATTTCATGAAGGACAATCCCTCTGCATTAGATGCAACCGAATCGGTTCAGAGGCTTGCACAAGCAACTCCTACAGAAAGAGTTGTTATGTTTAATATCTTAGGCAATACTCGTCCTGATATTATTGCGTCTTTAAGAAAAACACAAATGGATGAACTTGTCACTGCTTCGGAAGGAAATCCTGAAGCATTACTAAGTAGTCTAAGGACTGTTATTAATCAGAAGTCGCAACAGGGTTCTATCGGTTTAAATGACTTCTTCTTTCCGACTAAAGGAGAGCAAGCACAGGCTAAAGTGTTAATTAAAGACCTAGAAACAATTACAAGAAAACCCGCAGGAGCAGCAGAGTCAATATCGTCTCAATTACAGGGAATTACAACAGAAGCCTCTGCCGTTGCCGGTGGTTGGACTGTCGGTAAAGCCGTGTCTGCAATTCAAGATACTATGAATCTTGTGTCTGGAGCATCTTCTAGTTCTGAGAAACTGGCATGGATGATGACAAATCCACAAGGAAGAGATATGCTGCGTTATTTAGCAAATCAGAAAGTATCAAATAAACCTCTTCCACAAACTTACGCAGATTCCCTTAACTTCTTAGCTAAATATACTGCTGCTGGCGCTGTACCTACAGCACGTGGTGAAGACTTATCTTTAGAGCAAGCAATGCCTTCTAATATATCATTACAAGACTTAGAGGCTGAACTACAACGAAGAGAAACACAATAATTAAGAATATGATTCCATGTCCGACCAATTTGGTTTTATCGAAGGAGCAAAGTCTGTAACCAGTAGCATGGATGCTAGTCGAGAGGCTAGTAAATCTATTACCAAAAGCATTACCGATGTACAGAAGGACGCTGCAGCAGTAGCGCAGCAAAAGGACCTAGAGCGTAAGAGACAAATACGAGAATCTCAGGTCTTTAAAGAGCAGTATTTCAAGAGAGCAATGATGGAATGGCAACGCCAAGAAACCATCCGTATCGAAGAAGCTAAAGTCAAAGCTGATTTCATAAGAAAGCATGGCGCTAAACGCTGGAGTGAAATCGAATCCATTAAACAAAAGATAGAGAAACAAGATAATGAACTTACGAGAGAGTTTAAACACGATTTGGCAAAGGTTCGTAGAGCAATGTTCATGTGCTATGCAGTGGCTGCGGTCATTGCTTGGTATCTAACTTGGGGGTATAAACAATAATGTTACCATTAATGGCACTATTCGATGTTGGGATGAAAGTCCTAGATAAATTCATTCCTGACCCTGAAGCTAAGGCTAAGGCTCAGAAAGAGTTGCTACAGATGCAACAAGAAGGTAAGTTAGCTGAGTTAAACGCTGACAACATTGAGGCACAAGAACTCACAAAGCGTCAAGAAGCAGACATGGCTAGTGATAGCTGGTTGTCTAAGAATATACGACCTATGACGCTAGTCTTTATCCTGTTGGTCTATTCTACCTTTGCTACGATGTCCGCATGGGATATTGAAGTAAACAACAACTATGTTGAACTCCTAGGTCAATGGGGAATGCTGATTATGTCATTCTATTTCGGCGGGCGTACGCTGGAGAAGATAATGGATATGAAGAAAGGTAAAGATGAACCTAAGCCCTAATTTCACCTTAGAAGAACTAACCCACTCTGAAGTAGCAGAGCGTAAGAACCTAGACAATACCCCTAACGCTACAGAGGTTGCTAATCTAACGAGATTGGCAGCCTTGCTTGAGCAGGTTAGAACCCTCCTAAACAAGCCAATCATGATTAATTCTGGCTTTAGGTCTAAATCAGTCAATGACTCTGTCGGTAGCAAGGACACTAGCCAACATAGGATAGGTTGTGCTGCTGATATCAGAGTCCCCGGAATGACACCTAAACAGGTCGTAGAGGCGTGTTTGGCTTCGGATATACCCTTTGACCAAATCATCGAAGAATTCGGCTCTTGGACGCATATAAGCGTTCCTAACGCTATTTCTGACAAGCCCCGTAGACAAGCCTTGATTATTGATAAGGCTGGTACTCGGAATTTTAGTTAAAAAGAACCCCGCCGAAGCGGGGCTGAAAGTCGAATTATGTATCTATGGGTTTTAGGCGAACAAGCCGCTTCAGTCGTCGTGAGGTCTACTGAACATGATTCTGATGATTCCCAAATCGATAGCGAGATGGGATTCTTCATCAAAGTCAGGAACATACTCAAATCCTACGCTGAACCCAGTAATGAAGTATAAGTTTATCATCATTTGACTGGACAAGCTCCGCTGACACACTCGTCGCCACCATCAAACAACGCTTCATCAACATGAGTAATTAGTTGTGTCGAAGCTACCAAAGCATCATACGCTTCTTTAGTAATCTCCTCCAAAGGCGCTTGGTGGAATCCGTGTTCGTTATGTAGCAAGAATGACAAGGACTTGTGATTGTTCTTGTAGTTCTTCGCTAAATACTTCTGAATCTCAGGCAATTCTTCCTTACGATAGTACACGGTGCAGGATACGCTATTGTCTGACCAGTTAGCCTGTAGC